AAATTGGTGCCTAATTGCGTCTTTTTGTTAGCGCCAAGTTTTACGACATACGGTGGTAACGGCAACATTGTGACAATGGATTTTCCAATCAAAGTAGTTGGCTCTGGCCCTGCAGGCTTGCCAGTGTTGCGCGACATCCTTGCCATTGTGGCATTGGTGCTGGCATCATCGGTTATTGTGTTATCTGGTCAACCCGGCTCAATAGACATCGGTGGCGCATCGTTTCCGTGTTACGACTTAACAGTGAAAGTGCAGGCACAAACCGCATGACATATACAATCGCATCCAGCAAACTAGGCGTAATCGGTGAAACGTTTATACCTGCAGACGGAATAAACGTGGCAGCACTACTTGAAGGCGGTTTCATAGTTGAGCAATCCACACCTAAACCCAAAAAACCTGCTAAAACTAGTACAGACACCAACGAGGAGATTTAACCCACATGGCCACTAGCACCTATCTATCAAACCCACTAGTAACAGTCAACGCAGTTGACTTGACTGACCAGTGCAGCTCTGCCAATTTGACCCGTGTTATTGAGGCGCTAGAAAGCACATCGTTTGGTTTGACCGCACGCGTTTATGTTGGCGGACTTGAAAACAGCACATTGACATTGACCATGTACAACAGTTTTGCTGCATCAGAAACTTACGCCACACTTAAAGCATTGGTTGGCACAACTACAACTGTCACAATTAAACCAACTAGTGCTGCAACTAGCGCAACAAACCCAGTGTCAACCCTGACAGGTTGTTACTTGGAAACTTTGCCAATTGTCAACGCCGCACTTGGCGCACTCGACACCATTGACATCACGTTTACTGGTGGCGTGTACTCTGTCGCAACGTCTTAATTAACAGCCGGCAACGGCCCGACACGAAAGCAGGCAATATGCGTATTAAATTAAAACTGGTTCGCACCGTAGATGCAGAACCCGAATATCTTTACACCACGTTGTTTAGTACGGCGTTGTGGGAAGAAAAGTTTAACAAAAAACCGATGGACGCCGAGCAATCGGGTTGGCGTGACTGGTCATTTTGGGCGTACACATTGCTTAAAGTTAAAGGCGAGAAATTGCCAGATGACTTTATGAAGTGGCTTGAAGAAAACCCAGAAATGACCATTTTGCCTGAAGCAGATTTGACTAACCCAAACCCTACGGACGCGGCACTTATCGACGGCAACTAGCCGAAGTTTGTGCCGCAACAGGTTTTTGGCCTGAACAACAAATAGTGTTTGGCGCGCGCGACTTGCTTACAGTGATTACAGTTATTAACGAGCAACGAAAGCGGTGACAATGTCTTTATCAGCAACAATTGAAGTGGCAGGCGTTAAGGACACTATTAACGCGTTGCGTGCCATTGACCCACAGTTGCAAAAAGATTTTAAATCTGACGCCATTTCTATTGCTCAACCAGCTGTAAACGCAGCGCAAGCGGTTTATACACAAGTGCCGTTATCAGGTATGCAATACAAGTGGTCTAGTCGAGGACGTCAACTGTTTCCGTTTACCGTTGACAAAGCCGTCAGAGGTGTGCGCGTCAAATTTGACAGCCGACGCAACGCGGTAGGCGTAATACTTATTGAACAAAAAGACCCGGCAGCTGCAATCTTTGAAACTGCAGGACGCGGCAACGCAAACCGTTTAGGCGATTCGTTAGGTTTTGTTGGCGCTGGTCGCACACGTTTAATCGGCCCAGCCGTGTATAAAGCCAGGCGGGGTATTGAGCAAGCAATGGTTGCCATGATTACTAAAACTCAAACAGAGATACAAGGCGGTTTGCGCTAATGGGTTTGTCAATACCAATCGTTGCAGAGTACGACGGTAAAGCGGTCGACAAGGCAATTAAACAATTTGGACAATTAGAAGGTGCTAGTGCTAAAACGGCGTTTGCTCTCAAAAAAGCCGCGTTGCCTGCAGCTGCCGCAATAGGCGGCATTGGCGTCGCATTGTTTGACGCCACCAAATCAGCGATGGAAGATGAAGCTGCACAAGTGCAATTAGCGTTGGCGTTGCAAAACGTGACGGGTGCTAGTGATGCTCAAATTGCGTCTAGCGAAAAGTTTATTACACAAATGTCATTGGCGAGCGGTGTTGCAGATGACGAGTTGCGCCCGGCATTAGCAAGTCTGGTGCGTGGTACTAAAGACGTGGAGACCGCACAATCAGCGTTGACACTTGCTCAGGATATTGCGACAGGGTCTAACAAGTCATTGGCGGAAGTTTCTGACGCATTGGCAAAGGCGTACGGCGGCAACATGAAGGGCCTGCAAGCGTTGTCGCCAGAAATTAAAATGATGATTAAAGATGGCGCGTCGCTCGATGACGTAATGAATGTTTTAGGCGGCACGTTTGGTGGCGCATCCGACGCGGCAGCTGCAACAGCCGAAGGCGGCATGAAGCGTTTAGGCATTGCCGTATCAGAAACCAAAGAGTCAATTGGCGCAGCGCTTATTCCAATAGTCGAGGCGGCGCTACCAGTGCTCATCAAGTTTGGTAGTTGGGCACAAGAAAACACCAAGACGCTACTTATCATTATTGGTGTTATTGGTGGCGTGTCTGCAGCCGTTTTACTATTCAACACAGTTGTAGGTATTGCCACACTGGTCAACACCGTGTTTGCATTAAGTCTCACAGCCGCGCAATTAGCAATGGTTGGGTTTGCCACGTTAGGCATCGGGCTAGTGATTGCTGCACTTGTCGCACTTTATTTCAAGTTTGACGTTGTGCGTAAAGTTGTTGACACCGTTATTGACGGCATCGTGACCGGCACAAAGTTTGCGTTTGACGTACTCAAAAACTATTTCACTGCCGTGCTAGGTATTTACAAAGGCATTTTCAACGGCATCGCATCACTGTGGAATAATACGATAGGAAAATTGTCGTTTGAGTTTCCTAGTTGGGTGCCGGGGCTAGGCGGTCGAGGGTTCAGCGTGCCAAACATCCCGTACCTAGCCGAGGGCGGCATTGTTACTGGCCCAACATTAGCGATGATTGGCGAAAACGGCCCAGAAGCAGTTATTCCATTAAACGGAAACAACGGTGGCATGGGTGGTGGCGTAACAATAAACATTACTGGCGGTATTTCATCGTCTGCCGACATTGGTCGCAGTGTGGTTGACGCGTTGACGCAATACTCGCAAGTTTACGGGCCACTCAATTTGGCGATTAGATAATGGCTGGCTCAACCGTCATAACTGGCGGCACCTATTTGCTGGAATTGTCTACGGGTTACGACTCGTCAGCGTTCTACTTAGACGACTCAACACTAAACGGCACAGCTGTACTTGACGGCGACGGCGTTGATTACGTTGACATTACGTCCGTAGTACAAAACATTGCTATTAGTCGAGGGCGACACAAACCGCTAGATGTGTTTGGGCCCGGCACAATGTCTGTCAGCATCAGCGTGCCGAACACCAACCGTGCCTATGACCCGTTGAATACATCTAGCGCGTATTACAACACGTTGACTGAACAGCCAGGGCTAGCGCCGTTGCGTCAAATCCGTTTAAGCCGTAACGGCGAATACTTGTTCACTGGTCGAGTGACAACCTACAACCAGCAATACACAATGGCAGGTTTAACCAGTTACCAGATACACGCTGCCGATGACATTTATGTGCTGTCACAAGGCAGTTTGCCCACTACGGCCACAAGTAGCCAAACCTCGTCAGCACGCATTACAGCCGTTTTGACAGCCGCAGCGTACACAGGCACTACATCCCTCACAGCCAGCCCAACAGCGACCCTAGGGGCTTACACCATCGCTAGCGGCACAAACGTAAACGCCTATTTAAACCGCATTCAGCAAGCCGAACAGGGTCGTATTTTTTGTAGCCGTACAAACGTGCTAACAGCTCAACCACGTATCGGCACCACTTTGGCAGCACCTACCGTCATTTTTAGCGACACAAATACCGCTACGCCATACGACAACATTGTGGTGGAATTCGACCAACAATCGGTTATTAACAACAGCAACATAACGATTGAGTCTGGCGGCACGCTACAAAACGCTACTGACGCATCATCTGTCAGCCAATATTTTACACAGACCGAAGCAATTACAGACAGTTTGTTATCCAGCGACGCGCAAGCTGCCACATTGGCCAGTTACTTGCTTTATCCAATACCAAAACCCCGTTTTACTAACGTGTCAACCACATTTGCCAGTTTGACCGACGCGCAAAAAACGGCGTTAGCACCGATAGAAATAGGCCAAACCGTCACCATCACAAAATCGTTTACTAGCGGTACCCCCACCAGCGTGACACAGGATTTATCAGTCGAAGGCATTGACCACGTAATTGACATGAACACCGGGCACCGCATGAGCTTGTGGACATCACCAACCACAATTCTAAATGACTTTATTTTAGATGATATTACGTTTGGTGTGCTATCTACCACGAACGCCCTGGCATAAGGTAAAGTCTAACTATGGCCGCAGTTACCACTCTCCCAGCAGCGTTTGTCGCAAACACCGTTTTAACCGCAGACCAGATGAATAATCTGCGCGGCGCGTTTCGCGTTTTGCAAGTTGTGTCTGGCACAACATCTACTAATGTTTCAAGCTCAACAGCAACAATGGTTGATACCGGCTTAACTGCAACTATTACGCCATCATCGTCATCTAGTCAAATTTTAGTTTTTGCTAATCACCCTGGCAGTCAAAAATCCAATGGAAGCGTCAATAACGCCTTACTTCTAAAATTGTTTCGTGGTAGCACTTTACTAGCATTTAATAACAGTATTGGTGCAGGAAATGGTGCTGCTGCCGAGTTGATTTTTTCCACTTCGTTTGTTTATTTAGATAGCCCTGCAACAACTTCAGCAACAACTTACAAAACACAATTTTCTAACGCCGTTGCTTCCGCGGTAGTTAATGTTCAATATGTAAGCATTCCGTCAAACATTATTTTAATGGAGATAAGCGCATGATTGACTATGTAGCAATTTTGAGCACAAACTATGTTGGTTCAGAATGGGTTATTAGTGAAAACGATTATGTCACTTTGCAATGGTTTAGTAGCACACCAAAACCGACACAAGCCGAATTAGACGCACAATGGCCTGCAGTCGAGTACAACAACCAAGTAGCCGCAGTGGAAACAACACGCCGCACACAATACGAAACCCAATCAGACGGCATTTACTTTGCTTGGCAACGTGGAGATGCAACAGAAATTGAATGGCGCACAGCAGTCGCAAAGGTAAAAAGTGACAACCCGTACCCGCCAAACCCTGCTGGCTAGTTTAATGCTTGCACTCGTCCTGACCGCTTGCGAAACAACACGCGACAACGCAATTAAAAAAACTGTACGCAACAGTGCATTACCAAGTCATTGCGTCACAGTAAGGCAGTGCGACAATGGCTAGAGAAAGAGCAGAAATAGAATTGCTACACGCACGCATGATTGTGTTCGTCGGTTGCACCATTGCAGTTACTTTTGGACTTACAGTAATTGGTTTTATTTTTGGGCTTTTGTTTGTTTCACAACCTTTAGAACAATCACCCAATGACGCAGCATTTATTGACTTGTTAAAAACTTTGTCAATTTTTATGACCGGCACGTTGTCTGGTCTAGTTGCCGCTAACGGCCTCAAACGAAAACCTGCAGATGGCAGTATTACCAGCCAACCCTAAAGTGCCCGGTTCACGACCGTACACAGGCAACAGTGACGGTGCAGCTGCAGGCCCACGCGCCGGCATGGATGAATGGATTAGACAAGCTATAAAGCACGGTGCAGGCGCATTTTGGAATAACGGCAGTTGGGGTGTACGCGATATGCGCGGTGCGCCTGGTTCATTATCTGTGCATGCCACTGGTCGAGCAGTTGATTTGTCGTATAGGCCGTCAGAACAACACCCAGATGCAAACCGTAAAGGCACTATTGCGTTTATTAACATTGTGTTAGCCAACGCAAACGAGTTAGGTGTTGAGTGTGTGCTCGACTATTTTCCTAAGGCCTTTGGGCGTGGTTGGCGTTGCGACCGTCAAGCGTGGAAGTCGTACAGCAAGCCAGAAATACACGGCGCACCCGGTGGCGATTGGCTGCACGTTGAGATAAACCCACAGATGGCAGACCAGCCAAACCTTGTAAAACAAGCGTTTCAGAGAGTATTCACCGAATTGCCACAGTAATGCTCTATGGTCGTTGTACCGACGATTGGAGACGCAAATGGCAGACGCCAAAACTTATGTGTACGAGGTTTACACCACACATTTAGACACAGAGCAAATGGTGTTGGTGCAGATATTTCGTGACCCTGAAACAGACAAAGTGCTACACGCGCAAATTGCATTTAAAAATGCGATTGGCGACAGCTGGGGCACCCCATACCAATTGGAGAAAAAATGACGTTTTTAAGCATCAAAATAGGCGCATGGTTCATTACTGGCTTAGCGGCGTTTACGTTGCTCTGGGATGCTAGTAAGCCGTCTGAGAGCCATCTACACACCACAGGGCAAATAACCATTGTGCTAAACAGCGTTGTGCCCACGTTGCCAACCGTTGCACCAACCACCACGCTGCCATATAAGGGTTGCATGGAATATTTAAACGACGCCATTGTGGCTGGCTGGCCAATAAGTGAGTCACCCATGATTTTGCGTGTAATGCAACGCGAAAGCCGATGCGTACCAACAGCCCTAAACGCAGCGGACAGCAACAACGGCAGTCGAGGACTATTTCAAATTAACGGCGTGCACCAAACATGGCTAATCAAAAACGGTTACATCAAAAAACTTGATGATTTATATAACCCAGATGTCAATATCCGTGCCGCGTTACACCTATGGCGTATAGTTGGCTGGTCGGCATGGGCGCTGCCCAACCCATGACCGACATACCATATCCCGAACCCGGCATAACAGAGGAAACCCGACAGATGTACCCAAATAACTACAGCGACAAAATGGGCAAAGTGTTTACAAACATGATTGACGAAATCGTGCGCCCAAATCATTTACCGCGCCCAGAGCCAGTAGACCACAGCATTTTGCTTGACGAGCTGGTGCTGATGTATGACGCACACATGACCATTGGCGGTGAGCAAAACAGGTTTAACGCATCAGTAATTAAAGCGGCCATAAATGTTATTAAAGCCCTGTAGAAAATGCGGTTTAAACATGACCGGCACTCGACACGCAACCAACCCAACAAAAGTGTTGTGGTGTCACCCTGGCTTAAAAGCGTGTGCTAAAGTCAAACCTATACCGACGAGCAGGAGAAACTATGAGCAGTGAACAGGTAATAATCAGACTCGACCAGCACGACAAAAACAAAGTGTTAAACATTGTTGCAACGTGTGAAGCACAAATACGATTGCGTAAACAACGCGAAAGTTTTGTGCACCCAAACAGCGCTGGCACAACAAAAATTGGTTACACAGCCGAATTAGCGTTTGCCAAATGGCTAGGCGTACCGTTTAGTTACAGACCGTATGACCGGCTAAGCACCGACGTCATGGGCTACCAAATAAAAGCAACATTGCTAACCGCTGGCTGTCTCATAAAAAAGATAACAAATCCTGCAGGCGTGTACGTGTTAGGAACAGTCAACGACACCTACGATGTGGTCACATTTCGTGGCTGGATGCTAAGCAACGAAATCGAGCACGAATGCTACTGGCGTACAGATGTACCTAATCCTGCATGGTTTGTGCCACAATCACAGCTTTGGTCAATGAGCGAATTGACAGCTACAAAAGAATTGGCGGCACACAATGGCGCATTTTGATTTATCGCTATATGAAACCGTTGCCCAGCGTTTAGTGCGTTGGTGGACAGAATACCCAGAGGGCCGCATCATTACGTCAATACATCACTATGACGGCTCAACCATCATTATGCGTGCAGAGTGCTACAACAACGATGACCGACTCATTGCCACTGGTTATGCAGAGGAAGTTTTTGGCAACAGCCCAGTCAACAAAACATCATTCTTAGAGAATTGCGAAACCAGCGCCATTGGCCGTGCAATTAGCAACAGTCGCATCGGGCACACAGGCGAACGTGCATCGTCTACAGAAATGGAGAAAGTTAACCGGGTTAATAGTGCGCCGGCTCGACCAGATAGTCACGGCAGCGCAACAGCTAAACAGATTGGGTTTCTTAAATCATTGGCACGCGGTAAAGGTTGGGATGATGTGCATTTACTTGAGTACATTCACCGATTGTTACAAGTTGATGACGTTGTAGTAGAGACGTTGACCGCTGGACAGTGTTCGGCCGTTATAGATGGGCTAAAGAAATGAGTCGCACAGTTTGG